ATATCCAGCACCCAATTGGTTGGTGTAATTTCCGTCGGAGTCTACATCTCGTTCTCTTAAATGTTGTTTTTCAATATGATATGGATTTTGCATTCTATCCCTATCATAATTTAATTCTCTCACATAGCAGGCAATTTTAGGTGCATAATTCAGTGCGTTCTCGCTATTATTTCTTATAATGTTTGCAACCTGCCTTGTAGGATCTCCATACACCACAGGAACTGCTCTTAAACTTATTGAGTCGTCTTTGCCTCTTCCTGTTTCCACAGAAAAATTACTCAATATTCTAATGAACTGAGTTAAAAATTTCCTTACCTGTCCCTCGTAAAAATGTAACATTAATTGTCAGCCTTTGGTTTTAGTGCATCGGATAATGACTGTCTTTGTTTAGTTGTAAGTCCGTTAATTGTTGCCTCTGAAGTATTGTTAACAAATGATGTTTTGTATGTTGCTCTAGTATCATTGTTCGTTGTAGTTATCCTTACAGAGTCTTCAACCTTCACCCATCTGTTACCATCATAACGAAATAACCTGTTTGGCAAGAAGTCCGTCCTTAAGAAATAATCTCCTTTATCTATTCCAGAAGTTGGGAAAGATATACCAAAACCTGCGGGATTGCCGTTTGGTGCAACGCCATCACCATCTAAATAGAATCCATAATGTGAACTTGCAGGTGTATCTATAGTTGCATTTACAGTGTTATCACTACTAGCTCTTTGTTCTTCTGTGTTAATATTTTCTGTCCTGATGTTTCCTCTTTCGTCTATTGGTGCAACATAATATTGTTTGTAGTTAAAACCAGACTTAGGAGCATCTTGTTCTGCTTGAGCAACCACTTGATCATTGATTGTTTTTTCTCTGTTATAAGTTGACATATAATTTGCAACAGATCCTTCAGTTGTGGCATCTCCGATAATGTCTCTGAACTCTTGGCTATCTACTAATGTTTTCAACTTGAGACGTAACAAGTGCGGCCACCATGTCTGCGAAAATCCTTCTGCCGCTCTGTTTACATCCTCTATAACATAATATCTTTTTAGTGCTATTGGAACACTTTCGTCTAGTGAATAATCTTCTTTTAAATGCGGAAACTCCACCACATCTCCTGACATTGGTTTACGTCCAATCCTCTCAACAATGTCGTTCAAATGCACAGTTAAAAACAGTGTGTCGTTCTGTAAAAACATACCAAATTGCGAAAGGTTAAAATCTGCGTCTTGTACGTTGTAGATACCTCGCACTATATAAATGTCGTCAGCATATTTTCTATCTCTGTTTTCTAAGAATAAAAGATCTTGTATAGTTCTCTCGTTTAAACTATCTCCAGAATACTGTGGTAGTGTGGGTGATGCGGCACCATCCTTGTTAGTGTCTCCCTGATCATAAGGACCTAGATATTTGTGGAAGTGTAGGTCAGTTCCGCCCACCGTGAACATCTCTTTGATGTTACGATCGAAGAATTTGTAGTCGTTGCCCTTTTCAGGCTTAAAAATGGATAATCTTGGCATATCACACATATTTATTGCATAGGCAAAGGCTATAAATATGAGTATGTCAGAACTACAAACAGGCCAACAAGAAATATTTGATTACGTCAAGAACAATCTCGGTGAGGGAATGATTGACGTAGAATTAGACCCAAAACACTACCAAACGGCCCTAGAAAGAGCAGTCAACAAATTTAGACAGCGATCTTCAAATGCTGTGGAAGAATCTTATGCTTTTTTAGAACTTAAGAAAAATCAAAACACATACATCTTACCAGACGAAGTAATAAATGTTAGAAGTTTACACAGAAGAACAGTTGGATCAAGAACTGAGGGCGGTGAAGGTGGAACACTATTTGAACCTTTCAACTTAGCATATACAAACACATACTTGCTAAGAGCAGGAGCAACAGGCGGATTAGCAACCTACTATGCTTTTGCATCTTATCAAGAATTAGTAGGTAAGTTGTTCGGCAGTTTTATACAATTCCATTTTGATGTGGCAACTAAAAAATTAACAATTACCCAAAGGCCAAGAGCAGACGAAGAAACAGTCCTTATGCACACGGACAACTTCAGACCAGACATCACATTGTTCAAAGACATATATTCAAAACCGTGGATCAGAGATTACACACTTGCAGTGTCAAAAGTGATGCTTGGTGAAGCAAGAGGTAAGTTCAATACAATAGCAGGACCACAAGGTGGAACAACACTAAACGGTGATGCTTTGAAAAACGAAGGCCAGGCCGAAATGGACAGGCTTGAATTAGAAATTGGTAATTATTCAGAAGGTGGCACACCGCACAGTTTTGTTATTGGTTAATTTAGCCTAAATTACATTTAAATACCAACATCATGAAAGACTCCAATTATAAAAATTATTCTGATCTAACCTTAGACGAGCTCGAAGCATTAGTTCAAGAACTGGAAAACATGAGTATTGTTGCACTCAAAAAAAAAAAGAAAGATCTAAGACTTTCCATATTGAAATCTGTTAAAAGTGTAATTAAAGAGATTGAAAAAAGATTAAAAAAATAGTATAATGTATCTATGCTTATAGGTATTGTAGGATTAATAGGTTCTGGTAAAGACACTGTCGCTGAACATCTCGTAGAGCACTACGGATACAAAAGAGATAGTTTTGCCAAGAGCCTCAAGGACGCTGTTTCGGCCATGTTTAATTGGGATAGAGAAATGCTAGAAGGTAGCACCGACTCAAGCAGGCACTGGAGAGAACAACCAGATAAATTTTGGAGTGAAAAATTTGGGAAGCCTGTGACGCCTAGATGGGTGCTACAATATTTCGGCACTGAAGTCATGCGTGGACATATGTATGACGCAATATGGGTAGACAGTTGCATAGGAAGGTACAAAGGACAAAACACAGTGATTTCAGATACTAGATTTCCTAATGAAGTCAAGCGTATCAGAGAGCATGGTGGAAAAATAATTCTAGTAAAAAGAGGTCCAGATCCCGAATGGTTTACAAACTATTTAGAAGGCAACATTGAACCAAAGGACATACATTCTTCTGAATATGCGTGGGCAAAAGAAGAGTTTGATTATGTGATAAAAAATGATGGTTCAAAACAGGAACTGTTTGATAATCTAAACAAATTACTCGTCAGCAACAAGATCTCCAGCTCTCCAACCAAGTCTACGGACACTTCCCAAACGTTGGCAATTGGCGCAAACAGTTTTTAAATTTGTAGGTGCTACATTCCTGAGATTCCCATCAATAAAAAGTACATCCAATTGACTTGTTTGCTGAGCTCTAAATCCACACAATTCACACTTCTTACGTTTTTTGTATCCCGAACGCTGTAAAGCAGTCACACCCCCAACACGTTTTCCTGCTTTCTTCCTTATGCAAGTGTCACATTGGCTACGCCAATATACCTTATCTCCTCGCCTATAGGCATATGCCCTAGGCTTAGACTTACAAACCTTGCACAATGGTCTATCATTGTAGTACATGCGTGTATTTACGTCGCCTATATAGGTACCTCGAAAATGGTAAATTTTGTCGTAAAAACCGTATGATTGAATAAATAACTCTAGTATATACGTAACTTGCAAGGAGAATACGAAAAATGGCATTAACATCACCAGGAGTAGAGGTTTCAGTAATAAACGAAAGTTTTTACGTACCATCAGATGCGGGTACTACACCTCTTTTCATAGTAGCATCATCACAGGATAAATCAAACGGCGCAGGATCTGGCACAGCAACAGGAACTACAACTGCAAACGCCAACACTGCTTACTTGATTTCTTCACAAAGAGAATTAACAGAAACTTTCGGTGATCCGAAATTTTACACAGACGCTTCAGGAAATTCATTGAACGGTTATGAATTGAACGAATATGGTTTACAGGCGGCATACTCATTTTTGGGAATTGCCAACAGAGCGTTTGTACTAAGAGCAAACTTAGACACAGCAGAATTGGTCGGAAGTGCAAATGCACCAACGGCAAGACCTACAGATGGCACTTACTGGTTTGACCTTGCATCAAGCAGTTATGGTATATTTGAGTGGTCACAAACTGATCAAAAATTTACAGCAATAACGCCAATCCTTATAACATCAGTTACAGACTTGGTAGCAAACAGTTCAACTGGTGTTCCAAAAACATCAGTAGGATCACAAGGTGATTATGCAATCAACACAACTCATGTTAGCAACAAGATTTACAAAAAATCTTCTGCAAACGCATGGGTGCATGTAGGTTCAAGTGCATGGCACTTAACTTTACCTGTTAAGTCAGTTGCATCAGGCACTACAGTTACTGGCTCTGCAACAATGCAGATTAATGGTATACAAGTACAGACAGGCGGTACAGCACTTTCAGATGTAAACACTGCTATCAACAATGCCAACATTGCTGGTGTTACTTCAAGTGTAAACAGTACAACTGGAAACTTAGAAATATTCCACAATGGTTTGGCTTTTGGTGATTCTTCAGCAGGCTTCAACACAATTAGATTTGAAGAAGGCAGTGGTCTACTTGCAGAACTTAGTATCACAGCAGGCACAAACAATGGACCTAAATTTTTACAAGCGGCACACACATCAAGACCTACTTGGAAAACAGCAGACGAGGACAGACCAACTGGTTCAGTTTGGTTCAAAACAACGTCAGCAAACTCAGGTGCTAACATAAGTGCAAAACTTTACAGTTCAGCAAGTGGAAGTTTCTCAAGCGTGAGTTCACCACTACATGCAACACACCATCAGGCATTATTCAAATTAGATCCTGCTAACGGTGGTTTAGGTTTAAGCACAGGAGCACTTTACACACAATTTAACATCACTGAACAATCTGTTGACGGACAATCGGACACTACACCAAACGTGGGTGACTTCCAATTGTTTAGATACGAAGGTGGAACAACAGTAATAAGTTCAAAAACTACGTTCCCAAGTTTCACAGCAAACGAAACTTTCACTGTAAGAGAATCACTTAAAAATCAAGAAGCACTAGACACTGCTAAAACGGTGACTATGGTCTCTGGAGATGGTTCTACTTTAGGTGATGCAGACGATTTTGTAACGGCTTTCACAACTGCTGGATTCACAAACTTGGTTGCAGAAGTAATAAGTTCAGGTGAACACAAAGGTGCCATCAAGATTACACACAAATTAGGTGGCGAGTTCAGAATGAACAACACATCAGGTACTCCACTTGACGATGCAGGTTTTGGCACAGGTGCCGCTCATGCATACGGTGGTTTCACTGCAAACAGCACTACACTAGTTGATAACTTATATGTTGCACCAACAGGTGACTCTGAAGATTCAACAGTAGGTAATGAAGTTATCGGTTCAAACTGGAAGCGTCTAAGTTACACAGCATCAACAAGCGAACCAACTAATGAGCCAGATGATGGAACATTATGGTACAGCACTAGCATTGACGAAGCAGACATCATGGCACACAACGGTACAACTTTTGTTGGTTATGCAACTGCTTACTCAACAACAGATCCAAATGGTCCACAGCATTCTGCAACAGCACCGTCTACACAATCAGATGGTACGCCACTTGTGACTAACGACTTATGGATTGATACTTCAGACTTAGAAAACTATCCAAAACTTTACAAATACAACACAGCGGCAACTTTGAGTTCTACAAACACAGCGAACCAAGTTGCAGTTACTACGTCGGGTGCGGCTTGGGAACTTGTTGACAAGACAGACCAAACAACAGAAGACGGTATTGTATTTGCAGACGCAAGATGGCAGACAACAACTGAGGCACAGGCTGACGGCGACGAAGGCGCAGGCACACCATCTTCAATCAAAGACTTATTGACAAACGGACACTTAGATCCTGATGCTCCAGACCCAAGTTTATTCCCACAAGGTATAATGTTATGGAACACCAGAAGAAGTGGTTACAATGTCAAAGAATACAAAAACGATTACATAACAACTGCAAAATATCCAGGAAGTGGATCAAGCGGTTTAGGTAACCCAAGAATGAGTAATGAATCTGTTTCAGGATACTATCCAGACAGATGGGTGACTAAGTCAAGCAACAATGCAGACGGTTCTGGAACTTTTGGTAGAAAAGCACAAAGAAAAGTAATTGTTGAACAACTAAAATCTGAGATCGACACTAACCAAGCAATAAGAGAAGACCAAAGAGGCTACAATGTTATTGCTACACCTGGTTATCCAGAGTTGATTCCAAACATGATTAACCTAAACACAGACAGGAACAGCACAGCGTTTGTAGTAGGAGACACTCCGTTCAGACTAGAAGGAACTTCAACTTCAATACAAAATTGGGCCAACAACTCAGCAGGTGCAACAGAAACTGGTGAAGATGGTTTATTAAGTTCAAGCGATTACCTAGGCGTGTTTTATCCATCAGGACAGACTACAGACAATGGAGGTAAAACTATTGTTGTACCACCATCACACATGATGTTGAGAACACTTGCGAACAACGACAACGTTGCTTTCCCATGGTTTGCTCCAGCAGGAACTAGAAGAGGTGTTGTTGACAATGCTTCGTCTGTTGGTTACATAGACGCATCAACTGGTGAATTTGAAACAATATCTGTAACGGAGTCAGTGAGAGATTCAATGCATGAAGTTAAAATAAACCCAATTACGTTCTTCTCAGGAGCAGGAATTGTCAACTTTGGTAACTTAACAAAGACATCGGCAAGTTCAGCACTAGACAGAATAAACGTATCGAGATTAGCAGTGTATCTAAGAAACCAATTAGATGCTATTGCTAAACCTTTCATCTTTGAACCAAATGATGAATTAACAAGAAATGAGATCAAACAAGCAGTTGAATCATTCTTGCTAGAACTTGTTGGTCAAAGAGGATTGTTTGACTTCTTAGTTGTGTGTGATGACACAAACAACACACCTACAAGGATTGATAGAAATGAACTTTATGTAGATATTGCAATCGAACCAGTGAAATCGGTTGAATTTATATACATACCGTTGAGAATAAAAAACACAGGAGAGATTGCAAATTTAGGGAACTAATTTTGGAATAAATAGATAGGAGAAACAAATGGCAATATCAACTTTATCAAAATTCACAGTACCTTTAAGTAACGATCAGAGTTCAGCATCACAAGGCTTATTGATGCCAAAACTACAATATCGTTTTAGAGCGATCCTGGAGAATTTTGGAGTATCAACACCAAGATCAGAACTAACAAAACAAGTTATAGACATCACAAGACCTAACTTGACTTTTGATAACGTAACACTAGATGTGTACAACTCAAAAGTTTACGTTGCAGGTAAACACACTTGGGATCCAATCACAATCACTTTAAGAGATGATGTAAACAACTCAGTAACAAAACTTGTTGGTGAACAAATTCAGAAACAATTTGATTTCTTTGAACAAAGTTCAGCGGCGTCAGGTATTGATTACAAATTCACAACTAGAATCGAAATGCTTGATGGTGGTAACGGAGCAAGTGCACCGACTGTTTTAGAAACTTTCGAACTATATGGTGCATATGTTGAGAACGTTAACTACAACACATTGGCATACGCAACTTCAGATCCAGCAACTATCACGATGTCAGTAAGATACGACAATGCGATACAGACTCCACAAGGAACAGGAATTGGATCAGCAGTGGCTAGAACACTTGGTACTTTAAGTACTGGTGGTGGACAGTAATAAAAAAAATTAAGTTAGCAATTATAAGCAAAAAAGCGTCTTTATAGGCGCTTTTTTTGTGACTATAAATAACAGTATGCCAAAAATAAACGACTATCTACAAGGATTCCAAAACAGTCTTCCTGGGATGAAAGACTTTAGACACGCATCCAGGTTATACATAGATGATCTATACAAACTTTTGCCGAAGCAAAAGTTCATGTACTATGTCAGTTTTGACACAGACGAAACCCTATTTGCAGATGGCCAATTCACAAGTAACGAAAGATATCAACTTAATGCTTTGGTAAAGGCATGTGAATTACCTAAGTACGACATGAGCCTAGAAGAAAAAGTTCAGTACAATAAAAAAATGTACACTCCAACTAGGATAGTTTATTCACCAGTCAACATTACTTTTCATGACGACATGGCAGACACCACAAACGCTTTCTGGAAGAAATACTACAACTATCATATTGCAGACGAAAACTCTGTTGGTCCGGATGCTAATGGATTTGCCACAAGAGACACAGCATATAGTCCAGTGGATCGAGGACGATTTAAAAATTTTGGTTTAGACACGTATAGACAAAGGAAACAACCTTATCTTAGAGGCGTTCAAATATTTGTTCTACACAAACAAAGATTCACATCGATGGCCCTTGTAAATCCAATAGTGGGATCTTTCAGCCATGGTGATCTTGATCAAACAGACGGACAGGGTTTACTTTCAAACACTATGCAAATTTTTTATGAATCTGTAATCTACAGTGCAGGTACCATGACACCAGTCAAAGGAAAAGGATTCGCAAAGGTCAATTACGACAATGAGCCTTCACCCCTTACTGTGTTGGGCGGCGGAACTAATTCCATTTTTGGGCCTGGAGGTGTTGTGGATGGCATAGGTTCAGTATTCAAAAATGTTCGAAACGGCAACATACTAGGTGCAATCCTAGGTGCATCAAACACCTACAACAACGCAAAAAAAATTAAGAAAAAAGATGCCAAAGAAGAACTGAAGGGTATTGCAAAAAAAGGAGTTTTAGAAGTAGGCAAGCGGGGAGGAACTACAGGACCCCTAAGCCAGTTCGCAATTGGTGCCGCGATAGCAGGCACGGTTAAGACAGCAAATGCTAAAGGCACTGCAGATAACGATAACAAAGCGGACCTCACAGTGGTCAATGCCAGTACACAAAACACAACAAGGTTCTTGAGTGCTGACGAGTCTTTCCAACTAGTTTCCAATGATGAAAATATAAAAGATGAAATAGCGGCCGGTATATATTACAAAGATATTGGTTCAAGAAAAAATTTAACGGTGGCGGAATCTGATGTAGAATATTCAAATTCGTCAGATACAACAAAGACAGTCTATACCAACAAGGCAATCACAGATATTAGAAAATTAGTGACCGAAGGCTATATAAAGATAGACAGAAATAACCAGGACGTATCAGTGTCCGCAGAGAAAGTGAGTTTATAATGACAGGATATTCAGGTGGTGGATCAGGATCAAACAGTGGTGACTTTTTGACTAACTTGCCGCCAAAACAAAAAGACAACTTAGAAAACACTATTTCTAAATTGACAACAGGCAATTACCAAACAGAGTACCAATTCAACGTTGGCGAATATGACAGTACTATTGCATTCTTTGTCAAGAGAGGATTTGGCCGAGAAGCCGCAGAGGCGACTGCATATGCAATTTTATCACAGGCAAAAATAGACGACATAAAACCACAGCAAATACTAGACCAATTGACATACGCAGACCCGGCCTTGCTGTCAGAACTAATAACCATAATTTTGAATGCTAACAGATACAAGTCAAGTAGGCTGGGTGTAAGACAAACTTTGGCTACTAAAGAGACTGTATCTAGAAACATCATAGACTAATGTTACCCAGATTCGCAAGAGGAAAGTTCTTGCCAAAGAACAAAGAAAAATATGTTGGCACCAGGACGCCAACATATAGATCAAGTTGGGAACACGCTTTCATGAGACTTTGCGATGAACATCCTAATGTGTATCAGTGGGCAAGTGAAAGTATTAAAATACCTTATAGGCATCCGTTCACAGGAAAGTACACAGTGTATGTTCCTGATTTTTTTATTGTGTATCAAGATAAGAACGGAAAAAAACATGCCGAGATGGTAGAGGTAAAGCCAATGAGCCAAACCAGGATGGACGCCGCGGGTAAAAGTCTAGCGAAAAAGAAACAAGTAGTGGTCAATATGGCCAAATGGGAAGCGGCCAACTCATATGCAAAACAAAGAAAAATAAGATTTAGAGTGGTGTCAGAAGAACAGTTGTTTCACAACGGCAAACGTAAGTAAATAGCACGATGACAAAAAAATTAGAAGACATCCTTAATTTACCAAATGTAAAAGAAGCATTTAAAGAGGTAGATAAGAAAGAAAAAAACAGGAAAATACAACAGACAAACGGAAATCCTTCAACTAAAAATTTAGATCCACAGACACAAAAAAACTTACAAAAAAGTTATGCTGAATTTGACAAAGTGGCGGCCGCTTTGCCGCAAGTAAAAGGCCTTGGCGAACTATCGGACCTTGAATTAGACAAATTGGCAGTTGAGGCTGAGGAAAGTTATAAGAATTTAATGGATTTGGGGATGAATGTTGATTCCAGATATTCAGGACGTATATTCGAAGTTGCAGGTAACTTCCTAAGAAATGCCATAGATGCCAAAAGCGGCAAGATAGACAAAAAGCTCAAAATGATCGAATTACAACTTAAAAAGCAGAAGTTAGATCAAGGCAATAAAGATGGGCCAGCGATAGAAGAAAGCGACGGATTTGTCATATCAGATCGTAATGAATTAATGAAGAAACTACTGAAAAAAGACTAAATATTGCATATGAGCACATTTAAGGACTATCTAACAGAATCTACTAAGTCGTATGACTACAAAATTAAGATTGCTGGTGCATCTAAAGACATTGATAAAAATGCTTTGGAAACAGCACTTCAAAAATTCGATCTCTCTAAGATGTCAGCAGGTAAAACAACACCAATTCAAAGTTTACCACTAGATTTTCCTGCCCTAAGCAACGAGCAAGTTACAATATTTGACGTGACTACAAATTATCCTGAAGCACCAAGAGTAATGCACGAATATCTAGCAGACTTATTAAAGATTCCTATGAGTCATATGGTTGTGAGAAAACCAGGCGAGCCTACTGAAGAATATCAAGATGCCATGGGAGCAGAAAAGACTTCAGAATTTGCAAGTAAATTGCAAGATGTTGAAATGAAAGATTCACCAAAAGTAAACAAAGACGAGCACACAGGTGACAAGTATAACATGAGTTTAATGAGAGAATTATTAAAGACTAGATCAGAGAACATGGTACACGCTGAAGAAGACAGTGCAAACAAAGACGATAAAAAATTACAGGACAGAGAAGACAAACCAGCGCCAAGTCCTTTCACAAAACCAACTAACCCACACCCAGACCCAAAAAGGAAATAAGTTATGGAAATGATAGATGTACTACAAAAATTAAAAGAGATTGCTGAAACTAAACCTGAATTGGTCAAAGATGCTGTGGAGAGTGTTGAAAAAACAAATCCAAAAGAAGTCACTGAAGGTGGCATGAAAGATTACCTACACAGTGAGGCAGAAAAATTATCTAGAGAAGAATTTCTTAAAAAACATGGCGAGAGTCTGAGAGGATTCTACAATGCAATCAACGGTTCTGAAGACGATGAAGACAGTATTGCAGGAGAGGGCAAAATGATGAAAAAAGAAGATACAAAAGAAACTGTAAAAGAAGATATACAAATATCTGCAGACACTCCACAAGAAGCAGGAATGATGATGCAGATTTTAAAATTAGCAGGTGTGCAACCAGTTGATGCAAAAATGATTGGCGGAGACGGAAATGATGATGATATGTCACATGACCATGATGGTATGACTCACTCACACCCAGGTGGAGATCAAGAGCATAACCACGATGACGATGCTATGGGATCAATGCAAATGGCAAAAATGAGAGACATGATGACTGCTCCTGATGAAGAAAAAGCAGAAGAAAATTTTGCTAACTCAATGGGTAGTGAGAAAGAAGAGCCAACATATCAAGACACTGACAGCCTAGTGAATAAACATTCAGGTGGACTAAACAGGTCAAAAATTTCATACAAGAAAGAGTACCCTGGAGACAATCCAATGGCCGTAGAAGATAAAATTACAGAAGAAGAATTAGCGAACAGTCTAAGAACGCAGTATGAAAGTTTCAAGGAAACATATCAGAAAGCGGCTGAAACAAAAGCAAAGCCAGATTTTTTAGATATGGACAAAGACGGTAACAAGACAGAACCAATGAAAAAAGCCGTTAAAGACAAAGAAGAAAAAGAAGCAAAGTAATACTTTTCTACACCTTACCACAGCGTTAAATACTACACTATGGCGTATGTATCATTAGATAGCGACCAAATTAAGAAGGCGCACAAGAAACACAAATACACAAAAGATCAAGTTGAACAACTTGAAAAGTGTATGGATCAGAAGACAGGACCACTGTATTTTATGAAGCAGTTCATGAAGATACAACATCCAACTAAAGGTGAAATGAAATTTAATCCTTTTCCGTATCAAGAGAGATTAGTAGAAGCATACAACGATCACAGGTTCTCAATATCAATGCTACCAAGGCAGACAGGAAAAACAACCTGTGCGTCTGGATACCTAATATGGTATGCAATGTTCAAACCTGATTCACAGATACTAATTGCCGCACACAAATATGCAGGAGCATCAGACATCATGTCAAGGGTGCGTTATGCCTATGAAATGTTACCTAGTTGGATCAAAGCGGGTGTGACGCAGTACAATAGGAACAGCATAGAATTTGACAACGGTTCGAAAATAATGGCAACCACAACCACAGAGAACACAGGGCGGGGTATGTCACTTACATTGATATATTGTGATGAGTTTGCATTCGTGCAACCACCAGAGAAGGCCAAAGAGTTTTGGACTTCACTGTCTCCAACATTGAGTACAGGTGGTAAATGTTTGATTACTTCAACTCCAAACAGTGACGAAGACCAATTCGCAATGATATGGAAAGAAGCAAACAAGAGATTCGACGAGTACGGTAACGACAAGATAGTTGGAACAAACGGTTTCTATGCCATGAAGGCACACTGGAACGAACACCCAGATAGAGATGAAGCATGGGCGGAGGCGGAAAAGGCCAGGATTGGTGACGAAAGATTCAGAAGGGAACACGAATGCGAATTCTTAATCTTTGACGAAACACTTATAGACAGCATCCACCTAGCAGACATGGAGGCCGCGGCTCCTGTAGAAACAACAGGACAGGTACGTTGGTTTAAACGTCCAACACCAGGGCATACCTACATGGTGTCGCTAGATCCATCGATGGGTACTGGAGGAGATTATGCGGCTATACAAATATTTGAACTTCCAACATTTGAGCAAATTGGTGAGTGGCATCACAATCAAACACCAATGAATCAACAGGTAAGAATACTACAAGGCATCAACAAACACATACACGATACCATTATGGAAAAAGATGCTACCGCAACACCACAGATTTTCTACAGCATGGAAAACAACACGATAGGTGAGGCCGCTCTGATGAGAGTGATGGACATAGGTGAAGAGAACATAATGGGTATGTTCCTATCTGAACCCATAAGAAAAGGACATAGGAGAAAGTTTAGAAGAGGATTCAACACAACCGCTAAACATAAAATTGACGCTTGTACAAAATTCAAAGAGCTTGTAGAGAATGATAAAATGAAAATACACTCTCAACTTCTAATATCTGAATTGAAAGACTTTGTTGCATCGGGAATGAGCTTCAAAGCAAAGCCAGGCCAACACGATGACCTCGTAAGTGCCTGCTTATTAATGACACGTATGATGAAGGTATTGGCAGATTTTGATCCAAAAATCTTTGAAAAATGGACAGATAGAACCAGTGAGATAACACCGATGCCTATATTTGGATCGTTCACAGGTTAATAAATACACTATATGAACCCAAAAAATTCACAAGACTTATTCAATAAAATAAGATCCCAATTTAGCAATATCAGATTAGGCGATGAGAATGGCTCTGCAACGGCGGACCCTAGCAGTGCGGTGTTTTTTGAATTTGAATTCCGAGAAGATTCAGACACTTTTGGTGCAGTAAGCATTAGTCTTGCTGATGGCGAGAACATGAAGGTGTATTACAACAGAGACCTTGTCAGTAAAATCGACGAAGATAGTAGAGACGAATGGTATGCATTCCTTAAGGAGTTAAAAGACTTTGCTGTAGAGCACCAACTACGTTTTGATGTGAGAGATATCACTAAAAACAACCTAACGAAGCAGGATTACGAAAATCTTGCAGATACGAACAAAACGGTAAATACTGATGAAATGTCAGAAGAACTAGCAAGAATTACAAAATTAGCAGGTGTCAACGAAGGCCTAACAGGAACTTCTAAACGTTCATACGAGAATCTAGACAAAACAAAATTAATAATCAGACACAAAGGCAAAGTTGACGAAACTGTGCCGGGTGCAAGATCAAGGCAGATACAATCATTGTACATTGAGAATGAAGACGGGGAAAGATTCAAGTACCCACTAACACACCTAGCAGGTGCAAGAGCAATGATGAGACACGTTGCTAACGGCGGAAGACCACATGATGAGTTTGGATCACACATAGTTTCAACTTCAGAAGACATAGCAAAATTAAACTCATTCTCAAGATATGTTTCTAACAAAGACCAACTTAACGACAATGCAGGCGACATTATAGAACAGACTAAAATGAAGTTAGAAAATTTAAGAGAGTACATGAGAAACTTAGCAAAACAATCTCATTACGAAAACGCAAGTAAAGATTTTAAAACATCAGAAGAACAAATACTAGATGACGAGACTGTGAACAAATTAAGAGAAAAATTTACAATGACAAACTTGGATAGCAGAGTCGAAGACGCTTTTCCACTTATAAACAAAGTAATGGCCGAATTTGAAAAGACAAAAGAAGCAGAGCAAGTAAACGAACTGGAGCCAGATGCTGAACCAATTGATGCACCTGTACAAGCGCCAGTGGATCACGGTGCTGTTGTGCAAAGTTTCCTAAATGATCCAGACAGCAAATTGGTTTTAAGGAAAGATGATTCAGCAGACAAGATGTTGAAGGTAACAAAATTTACAAATAAAAACACAATGCTTAGTTCAATATTGTCGGACATAGCATCTAGACTATTGACTAAATCAGGCGAGGAAGACAGGGTGGCAAACTTCGCTTCAAGAGTTGCAGATGAAATGGAACAGGAAAATTCAGCAACATTCAAACCAACACCCGACTACATAAAAAACAAAAAAATCGCTGTACAGTTAGCGAAGAGATACATCGACGACTACAAGAAAATGCAATCAGATCCAGGATACACAGATCAAGTGAGAATGGAACCAGGTGAATTCGCACCCAAGAAAGATCTAAAAGGCAAAGCAAAAGAAACTGAAGCGTTTGAAGGTTGGGTAAACTCAATGGTCGACGAGGGTGGAATTAAACCTTATGTGTCAATGAGCAGAGGCGAAAACGACGGCAAGATGATGTACAACGTTCTAGATAGAAATGAAAAGACAGCGTTTTCATCAAAGGATGAGAAGGAAGCAACAGAATTTCTAAGAAAAAACTTTGACAAATTAAGAGCCGGTGAAATGGACGAGTACGCTAAGGAGCCAAAAGATCCAGAAGACAGAGATGCAAAATTAAAAGCATTACAGGACATACAGATGGATCCGAACACAGCGAAAGATCCTGAAACTATGAAAGCAATGATACAACGTAAAAAAGAATTAATGCAAAAAGAACCAGCAACTGCTGAAGGTATGGGAGACAAGATAGCAGACATGGCACAGAGCATGAGCAAAGACGAATTCATGGGAAAGGCAGATGAACTAGGACTAACACCTGAAGAAGCCGCGGAACACTATGAGAAGATGCAGGGCGGTGCACACGCAGGTAAGTTTGATGCAGAAAAAGATCACAGAGAAATATCTCGTATAATGAAATACGAAGGCAATCAATTTGCACAGGCAGTGCAAAAAGCCAAAGCGGCAGGCATGAAAGCGGGCGACAAATTCAAAGTTGGAGATCAAGAATACACACTGAAAGATGCCATCGAACTTGCAGGATTGCAGTTAGAAGATTTCTATTCAGAAGAAGAGCAGGCATACGACAGTCAAATAGATCGTATTAAGAATCTCGCATTTTACCAATAATAGTAGTAGACATTAGATAAATATAGTTGTATATTACGTACTATATGTCTAATATACATTTAGGCACAAACAAACATAGGCACAATAAAGGAGGCTTACATTATGGCATCATTGGCTGAAATAAGAGCGAAGTTAAAATCTCAAGAAGTGAATCGCTCCACTTCAACAGGCGGAGACAACGCCATCTACCCACACTGGAATATAGCAGAAGGCTCAGAAGCAGTTGTTAGGTTCTTGCCAGATAAGGACACAAACAATACTTTTTTCTGGACTGAAAGAAACATGATCAAACTACCTTTCGCAGGTATCAAAGGTCAAACTGATTCTAGACCAGTGCAAGTACAAGTACCTTGTATGGAGATGTATGGCAAGACTTGCCCAGTACTAACAGAAGTTAGACCATGGTTCAAAGACAAGAGCATGGAAGACATGGGTAGAAAATATTGGAAAAAGAAAAGTTATATTTTCCAAGGTTTTGTAACAACAAATCCATTAGCAGAGGACACAACACCTGAGAATCCAATCAGAAGATTTATTATTGGACCTCAGATCTTTAACATCATTAGAAGTGCATTGATGGATCCAGAGATGGAAGAAATGCCAACTGATTATGTAAAAGGTGTTGACTTTAGAATTAACAAAACTACCAAAGGTGGTTATGCTGATTACTCAACATCAAAATGGTCAAGAAGAGAAAGAGCTCTTGAAGAAACTGAAAGGGCGGCGATAGAGAAGCATGGCTTACATAATTTAGGTGATTTTAGACCTAAAGAACCAACAGAGGCAGAAGTGAAAATAATCAAAGAATTATTTGAGAAATCTGTTGAAGGTGAAGCATATGATCTAGAGCAGTATGGACAGTACTTTAGACCTGCAGGAATGGCTTACCAAAGTAAACCACAAGTGGCAGTGCCAACAGCATCGGCACCGGCTACTCCAACTGCGGCTCCGGTAACTGAATCTGCACCAGCACCACAACCTGAAGCGGCACCGGTAACAACGGCACCAGCAGGTGACAGTGCCAAGAGAGCAGAAGACATCTTGAAGTTGATTAGATCAAGACAGGCAAAATAATCTGACATTTACCAAGGCCTTGATATTGACTATTAAGGCCTTGTGTAGTAATATAATAACATGAAAAAGAAAATACAAAAGGCTGTCGAATGGATATTGTACAAACAAATACCCGCATGGGTGTTAATTGTTGCGGTTATCCTTTGGATAGTATTATAGGAAAACAAAATGACAAAAGTGTTTGACGCAACAAAATTTAGAAAAAGCATTACGAAATCAATTCAAGGACTTGGTATAGGATTCAGTGATCCAACTGATTGGATATCAACAGGAAACTATGCATTGAACTATTTGATGACTAGTGATTTCAACAAAGGAATTCCCCTAGGCAAAGTGACAGTACTTGCCGGTGAGTCTGGTGCAGGTAAATCTTACATAGCATCAGGCAACATTATTAAAAATGCACAGGATCAAGGTATATTTGTAATACTAATTGATACTGAAAACGCATTAGACGAGCAGTGGCTACAAGCATTGAAAGTGGACACATCAGAGGACAAACTTTTAAAATTAAGCATGTCAATGGTCGACGATGTAGCAAAAACTGTTTCGGAGTTCATGAAAGGTTACAAAGAGCAACACGCAGACAACAAAGAAGGTGCACCTAAGGTGCTATTCGTTATTGACAGTCTAGGCATGATGCTTACACCAACAGATGTAAATCAGTTTGAAGCAGGTGACATGAAAGGTGACCTAGGTAGGAAACCTAAGGCCTTAACTGCACTTGTAAGGAACTGTGTTAATATGTTTGGTAGTTGGAACGTAGGACTTATTGCAACCAACCACACATACGCATCGCAAGATATGTTTGATCCAGATGACAAGATATCAGGTGGACAAGGATTTATCTATGCATCAAGTATTGTTGTTGCAATGAAGAAACTAAAACTAAAAGAAGACGAAAAAGGCAACAAAGTAAGTGATGTGAGGGGTATCAGAGCCGCTTGTAAAGTTATGAAAACAAGATATGCTAAACCTTTCGAGGGCGTACAAGTCAAGATTCCATATGACACAGGCATGGATCCGTATAGCGGACTTGTGGACTTGTTTGAGAAAAAAGGTCTGCTTGTACAACAGGGTAACAGACTCAAATACATAGATTCTAAAGGCAAGGAACACATAGAGTTCAGAAAAGCATGGGTAGGTGATAAATTAGATATGATAATGGCAGAGTTCAAAGACACAGCACCCACAGAAGAAATAGAAGAGGACGTTAAAGAATAATGATAGACTTTACACATGAAGACATAGAACGTCTATGGAACTCTATAGTTCACTATGTACCAGAAAGATCTAAACTTGATGCGGCCATCGACTTTATTAAAAGTTTAGAAGACATTGGTGTTGAACATGACGAAATAAAAGCGTCGGCCGAATACGATCCTAAGTTAGAAGAAGCAATTAACACTGTGTTCGAGGACGAAGAAGAGTCAGACGGATACGGCGAAGATGATTAATTGGTATAACGAAGTCAGCAGAAGTTTAGACAAGATTCCTAATTGTGTAGCGTTCTTTGAAAAAGAATTACAAGAAGCAAAGAAACAGTGTAAAATTTATGGCAATCTAGAGAGGGCAAGTGCGGCATTGCCTGGCATAGTTGAAGAGAGATTTGGTCAACTGCAACAATTAGAAGCAATACTAGAATACCTAAACATAGAACTTAGAAGACTAAGGTCCAAAACATTCAAAAAATTTTTAGAAAACTATAACAGGGCTCTTTCAAGCAGAGACGCAGAGAAATATGTAGACGGAGAAGACGACGTAGTTGACTTAACAAAAATTGTAAATGATTTTGCACTAATAAGAAATCAATACTTGGGTATCACCAAAGGCCTGGACCAGAAACAATGGCAAATTACAAACATTGTCAAACTGCGTGTAGCGGGAATGGAAGATGCCGATATCAAATAACAGAATCATCCTCACAGATGTTGATGGAGTTTTGTTGGAATGGGAACACCATTTCACAAAATGGATGTTACAGAGAACACTTTTTGATGAGCGAGGGGCGAGATATCATCCATATAGATTACTACCCAACAAACAGAACACATACGAAATGGCGGAAAGATTTGGAATAACGGTTGACGAGATAAGAAAGCAAATTAGAGAATTTAATAGGAGTGCATGGATGGGAACACAACGGCCTATGCCAGATTCACAAACATGGGTAAAGTTATTGGCCGCTGAAGGTTGGACGTTCATTCCAATTACATCTCAAACTTCTGACAAGCCAGCACAGGAACTTAGAAAGCGTAGATTAGGTGAACTGTTTGGCGACCATGTGTTTGTAAATTATCATATATTAGGCACAGGAGCAGACAAAGATTCAGCGTTAGCGGAGTTTCACGGTACTGGACTATATTGGGTGGAGGACAAGCCTACCAACGCTTTAGCGGGGCTCAAATACGGTTTAAAGCCTATATTAATAGACCATCCATATAATCAAGATCTACAGCACCCTGAAATATTACGTGTAAGTAATTGGCAACAGATACACAAACTATTATCAGGAAGAGCATGAAGATTTACGTAGGCCACGATAGCAGAGAAGACATAGCATACCAAGTGTGTGAACACAGCATCAAGCGTAGAGATCCTTCAGCAGAGGTTATTCCCCTTAAACAAAAACAAATGAGAGATACTGGTTTGTACACAAGACCCGTGGATAAATTAGCATCGACAGAATTTACTTTTACAAGATTTTTCGTGCCATACATGAATGACTTCAAAGGTTGGGCGGTTTTTTGTGACTGTGATTTCCTCTGGAAGATACCATCGCATGAACTTGCAAAATACTGTGACAACTCAAAAGCAGTTGTTGTCGTGCAACACGACTACACGCCAAAGGAAACAACAAAAATGGATGGTCAGGTGCAGACAGTATATCCAAGGAAAAATTGGTCAAGTATGGTTTTATGGAACTGTGAACATCCAAAAAATAAAATCCTCACACCTGATTTACTAAACGAAGAATCTCCAAAATTTTTACATAGATTTAGTTGGCTAGATGACAACGAGATTGGATCACTTCCGTTAGAATATAACTGGCTTGTTGGTTGGTATAAGCAACCCCAAGATGGCACACCAAAAATACTACACTACACAGAAGGTGGTCCGTGGTTTGACGGATACCGAGACTGTGAATACGCAGACGATTGGAAGAAAGAGTTAATAAATCTCTTTAGTTCTTGATGTATTGGAACAAATTAATAAAGAATCACTATTTTGACACGCCGGTTGCACACATATACACTGCAAACCTGTTTGACGTCAAAAAGTATGATATCTTGTATGAAAACCAAAACAACCTAACGCACCAAGAATGGAAAAACTTTAAAGACGAATTTCAAATAAATTTTGAATTCAGAGAAAAACTACAGGACGTAGATTTTGGAAAAGATATAATTTGCTTATGGTTTTTCAAAGAAAGAGCAGACAGCACCATTTCCTACATCTCTGTAAATGGTAAACAACTAAAATATGCCCCTAACACTTTTTTCATAACTAAATCTAAAGATATTAAATTTGTTAAAACAAAAAGGACATACATTAGGAATCCAATGTTTCAGATAGAAATGACTACGGAAAAATTTGATGAAATTTGTGAGAGGTTGAAATGACACAGGGCAAAAGATTTTTAGATCAATGTGTTAATTCACCAGTGCAAACTGATCCGTGGCCACATCAAATTATACAACAGACATTTGACGAATCTGTTTTTAAAAAATTAAGGCAACAATGTCAAGATAATCTAATGGATGTGACCGGAGAACTTATTCAGATATTTCCTGATCAATTTAAAGACCATGGCATAGAGTTTTATGATGAAACTGTTGATATATGTCAAAATCTTTACGACAACATCCAACAGATACAGGGCGTGTATCCAAATTATAGACAATATTCAAACCTTGGTATTAATGCACACATCAGTGTTACTCCTCCATTGCCATACAAATTTCATATACATCAAGAAGGTCTTGAAAAAACTTGGAGTTCGGTAACATATATAACACCACAAGACAATGTTGGAACTAAAATGTACAATGCTAAGACCGAAGATAGTTTTGTTAAAGAAGCAAAATGGGAACCAAACTCAAGTTTTATATTTTGTGGACAACAAGGTAAAACTTGGCATTCATATGAAAGCAATCAAAATACCAATAGAATAACTTTTAATTTATTTGTAATGAAGCACAGATCTAAGAAGTGCTTTTTTCCTTTATAAACTTTGCAAGTCTATCCACGTCTGTATACAAGTGCGTACCTCGGACTCTCTCCCAAACATAATTGTCTCTTAGATTGATGTTGAGGTTAGACCTTATTTGTTTACCTGCATTGTCGTTGGTGATTTTCTTAACTTTGAATTCGACTGTTGGCAAGTAAAGGCATCTATTGATTTTCCTTGCAACTTTTTGTGTATAGGAATCTACGTACCAGTGCCAAAAAAAAACCGGTGCGAGATAACCTAATGTGTTTGTCCAATTTTTATGCACTGCAAAGTGTGCCGCTCCCAACGGCTCATCACCCCATAACCTTGTTTTATCACCCAGCCTTTCCGCATTCTTTTTCCGACCATCCGAGGGAACAACCATTAAGATTTTATCATCAAACTTATCTATTTCGTCTATGATCAGTTGATCCCAATTCTTTGTGTTGACTTGAACATCGTCGCCCATTAACATCACAACATCATTAGATGCCTTCTCGCACATCAAATTCCAACTAAAACATGTGGACTGATTTGGGCCTATTGTGTAATGTTGCTCATCAAGTAGGTCTCTGTACTGTTCAAGTTTCTCATCATCGTCATTGAGATAAAATAAAAATTCTGTGTCGTGTTTTTGTGTTGCAGTGGCAGTATCAACTAATCTTTTTGCTAGTTCGGGTCTGCCTCTTGATGGACAACAGAAAGAAATCATATCAATTTCTTCTTCCAAGTATCTGGTGTTTGGTCATTTATAATTTCTAAAGGTAGGTGGTATTGGAATTTTTTTGTGCCTCTTGTTCTTATGTATTCTGCTGTCTTCTTAACTGACTGTCGCATATTGGTTGCTGTGTTATAACCTAGTAAATCTCTTGCTTTGTCTGATGAACACACTGCTAGTTTGACCTCTTTGGGTCTGTCTTTGTGATGTATAGGATCAAGATTGACTCCTGTTTCGTTTGCACAGGCCTCGGCCAACTCATTGATTGTTATAGGTTCTTCGTCTGGGCCAATGTTAATTACTTCCCCGACTACATTGTCTTGGAACGCAAGTGCATTCAAACAATATAAACAATCATCTATGTAACTAAAACATCTTTGTTGCTCTCCGTCTCCGTATATGATTGGTTGCTTACCTTGTAACATTCTGTTCAACATGATAGACATAACGTTTCTAAAAGGATCATCATACTTTTGTCTTGGTCCAACAATGTTGTGTGGGACAGCGATTACATACTCAACTCCGTGCGTTTCACATAAATTTTTAAGCACATCTTCCCCGGCCTTCTTGGCAATACCGTATGGATCTTGGGGACGGCACTCGTAAGTTTCTTTGTATGGCATCTCATCATGATGTCCATATCTCGCCATACTTGAACAATACACAATACGTTTAACTTTATTTCTTATTGCCGCTGTGATAGTGGTCACTGATGCTTCAAATATATTTCTTGTAACAAGCACAGGAGAGAATACACTCAATCCTTCATAGGCCGTAGCCGCTGTGTGATACACGATGTCACATCCTTCCATTGCCTTAGTCAAGTTTTCTAAATCACAACAGTCAACTTGATGGAACTCAACATCTTGAGGCACATTATCCGTGTAACCACCTATCATGTTGTCGTTCCCGGCCACAGTGTGACCTTGCGATAACATTAAATCTGCTAAATGACTACCCAGGAAGCCGGCAACTCCGGTAATGAAAATTTTCATAATTTTATTTAAGATCCTTGTAATGTTCGCTTAAAAAATCAATGTCATCTCTGTACAAGTGTTTGATTCTTTCGATTTGTTTTTGATCAAAATATTCGTGACCTGTTACTTTTCTACCTCTTCTTAGATGATTTTTATTGGCGTACCCTCTGTTGAATAATGGAAAATCCTGTTGAACTATTTTATTGTTTGAGAGTACATCTTCAAACTTGTAGATATGGTCAAATTTAGCATTTTGTTCTTCTAGCCAATATACCTGTGGCAAATAATTAGATCTGTGATTGCCACCTTCAAACTCATCAAGCATGTCATCTATGCTTTTCCAACCATGTTTTTTTGCAGTGTCCTTAACCTCACTGAACCACACCCAACTGCTGAGTGCTCTATCCACTGGGTGCCTAACCATTGTAATAATCTTATGACCCCTGTGATCGTATTCTATCTTTTCTAGTTTCTCTAGTATTCCTGACAGTCTTCCATGCTTACCACATTGAACACTTTTGTTATTAGATTTGTTGAACAATTTTTCCCCACGTAGTATGCAAGGGCCTATTCCTTTAGCACTATTCCACGCATAACTAAACCAACTACCGCCTGTCCTCGGTATATGCACGAATATTATTTTTGATTCTCCGTCAATCTGCACGATAATATACCTTATCTGGCCAATGGTCTAACAAAAGTTTATAGCCATTTTTTTGTAATAGATCCATACACTCTTGATTGCTACTGCCATACTTCCCGGTGTTGCTATTCAGTTCGATCATCACATATTTGTTTGTTTGCAAAGTTTTTTCAGCACCTTTTAGTACTTCCATCTCATACCCCTCAACATCTATTTTGATTACATCTATGTCGCTAAGATTAAGACTGTCTACTGTGATCATAGGTATTTCACCGTCACCTATTACTCTTTTTGCCTGAGTGAAGTTGTCATCAGACAGTGATATCATCTTTGTATCAGACCCAACTGCTAGTTGATGTGTTTCTATTTCATCAGCAACGTTTTTTACAAGACAAGTATAGTGAACTGGATCAGGTTCGAATGCCACAACTCTGCCACAATATGGATTCATAGCCATACTCCACGTGCCAACCCAAGCACCTATGTCGAGTATATGATTGAATTTTTTATTGTTTGCTTCGCAGTATGCAATAAATTTTTCTAAACATTTATTCTGCGTAAAAGGTTTACCAGACTTCCAGTCATTGATATGCACATCATTGCTTGGCACCCAAAAATTATTTACTTTTTCAATTTTCATTTACAAAAATATAGTTGTATTCTTCTTCGTTACGTTTGTGTTTTGATTCTAGTTTGAATCCCAAAGCACAAATCATGTCTACATAATTAATGTGCTTATGTTCAATTTCAACTAGAAGTCCTTTACAATTTCTAAATACCTGCATCGATCCTTCTATAACTTTGTTTTCGAAACCGTCCACGTCTATCTTGATATAATCCGGTTGGGGTAGTATTTTTCTCTCTACTAAAAAATTTAATGGCATTTGTGTGCATCCATGGTAATATTCTCCTTGCTCACCAACCTTATTATCGGCCACACCTTCGTGCATATTCTTTACATTGATTGTAGAAAGGTCAATCTTATCGCTAATTGCAATACTGTACGCATGACACCTTGTCAAGTGGTTAAGGTTAATACTATCTAGCAAATTTTTATAACTGGAGGCGTGTGGTTCAAACGCATAGACGGTATTTCCTTTTACCACTGCACTGTATAATGAATAGATACCTATGTTTGCACCAATGTCAAAAAAGACACTGTCTGTTTCAAAGTTGTTAATCCATTTTATAGTTTCTGGTTCTTTGGTCAACATCCTGTCCATCCTATTTTTAATATATGTTTGCTGTCCTTTGTTATTTGCAAAAATAATTTTTTTATTTCCAACGGGAAATGAAAATGATTCCGAATCAAAAATTTTAAGTTTAGGCATTACAATATTCCTTTGTCCATCAGTATCTCTACTGCCCGGCCGTTCTCAAACTCTTCAGGCGTGAACTGCTGGTATGCTAAACTATACAACCAAGGTTCAGGGCCGCCGTAATAGGGATTCTCTAAATCTGACAGTTCTACGTTACCGACATCCACAGCAAAACTCTTACTGTCACAGAACACAGGTATTCCTTCACACATGGCTTCCACGGCCGCTATCGAGCAACTAGTGACGACACACCATGCCTCCTTAAGGTCCTCGGATAGGGGTACCTTGGCCTCACTCGGTCCTGATGTACCCCTGCCCCTAGGCTTGTGTCGAAGTTTGATAGGTCTGTCTGTGTACCTTTTAATCTGTTCTACAGTGTCGTTCGTCCAATTAGGTTTGTCTAAGTAATTGTTGATGCCGGGGGAACTAGGACAGACCAACACGTGCTTGCCGGCAAAGTTTGGTGCTTTAATTTTCATTCCAAATTTTTCAAATCTATCAGCCTTGCAGTCTTTTATATACGGAACGTGTATTGCATTTTTACACAGACGCCAATAATGATTGTTAGGTTTGAGGTTCTCATTATCAAATCTACCAAAGTATGGAGTATCAGTAAACCAGAAGTTATGATTACGTGCCTCTAATTTTTTAACCATTTCTAAGTTGTTATTGACCAATCCCCAGAACATGCTGTTGCTTACAGGTTCCAATTCAACTGCGTTATCAAGTTTTGTTATTTGGTCAGGCCAGGACTTTTGCACGCCATTGAACACTTCCCATGCTTTGCTTTTTGTATTACTAAATGGTGCGTAGATTGTTAGCATCTATATATTCCTTTAAGAGCATTGCCCATTGTTCGTGTCCTTGTGTGCTTGGATGAGGGTCGTCATTACTAATAGTAAGTTTGTTTTCTAAAACATAATCTATATGGCTTGATTCAGGCCTAAAAAATCTATCTTTGTTTATTTTGCTATACAACAATTTAATGTCTTCATTTTTAATTTTTGCGTCAGAGATTGTATGGTAAATCAGGTATGGATATTTTTTCTTCTCAAAATAATATTGTAAATTTAGAATGTTATCAATTGATTCAATCTGCGTCATCTGATCTACGTCCGCACCAGTACGCATCAAGTACTTCCAAAAACTCTTACATTCGGGGTCCTTGTTTGGACTGTAAGTTCTCCATGTGGTTGCCATGCTTGGAAATTTGTGCCTCTTATATCCATCGCTTGTTGGATAATCGACCCTGGTACCTGAACTAGACCCTATGAGGAAAAAACATTTTTCAGCAATGTCTGGATACTTTTCACACCACACTTTTGTTGTGAAACTTGTCCTCTTGTTACCGCGACCTCCACCTGCCAGATTAACAGCAATCTCCAAATCCATCTTCTTTGCCAGTTCAACGCCACAATGTGTATCAACACCCTGCTTAGGACGAAAAGTCAAAAACGAACA